ACTAGCATTAGAAAAATACTTAGGTTTATGCGAACAACTTAAACTATCAACACAACCCACTCCTGTTAATATTAAACAGGCTAAATTATTACTTGCTCGAAACTCTGTTCGACAATGGCTAAAGAAAACACGACGTGTTCATAAAGATTTACGATATATATGTGTTACCGAATATGGAGGCCTTAATGGTCGATTACACTTTCACTTACTACTACACTTTACCACTGACGTTCCTTGGACAGCTCTAAATACTTGGACACATGGCTTCCAAAACATTAAATTATGTCAAACTACTGACTTTCACTACGTAGCTAAATACATCACTAAACAGGAACAACGAATACTATGTTCATCGAAATACGGATCAAAAATACTCCAATATTTGCTATCGATGCAAAAGTACAAACTATTACTGGAGACGAATCCCAGAAAATTCTACAAATTGACAAGGCGTCTTTCGTCTTCTCAAAGGTTTCCGACGAAGACCTATATACTCTCGCTGATGCCGTTATTGACGCCATCGACCAAAGCCTTATTCTAAAATCATCTCACTCTGAAGATGAATACAACGATTTGCAAGGTAGCGAAGCCCAGACCATCTCCTCACCTGACGGAGACACGGACAATGTTTAGTAACGTCCGTGCATTCCTTGCCCGGGGTGCCAAATGGCGGGACCCCGGCGTTGAAAACTACGCGGATTCCTTTGACACAAAGGAAGACGTATTCCTCTCTGACAATCTAACAGGTATAGATAACTACACTGTTAATAATCAAGCCCCAGCAGGCCCTCTAACCTACGGAGACGCTAAATTCATTAATGCCCAAGGGGCACGGCTAGTTCCTACTGCAATTCGATTCTGGAACAATCTAGACCGTCATCACTGCTGGATACATATTACTATTACTAGCGGGTTTGGATTTTGGCTACAGGATAACCTTAGCCTATTAAATTCTACTATCCAAAACACTCACGATATTCCCCGCGGGGATAAATCACAATTTCAATTAAACTTAGCTCTGACCCCAGGTGCTTGTATACGCTGGGATATAAAATGGTACGATAAAAACGCACAACCTACTGGTGATAAACTCGAATTTGAAACATCCGTTAACTCTTTGGGGTACGCTACAAAAGCTTTGCGACCCCTTTCTGTATTTCCAAAAAATACACAATTATTACTTGCTACGAACTCATTCGACAAGTTACCATACTCATGGCAACGTATCGTGTCTCTAACTACTGGACATGTAACATATGCTGGACGCTATCATGCGTTTAGGGAATGGCCATCTATCCATCTCCCTCATGAAGTCGTAACTCCGTTCCAAAACTATATACATTATCAGGTAGAATATGTATGATAGTACGCATCCCTTACTACTTATTAAGGGCTTATCAAAAACTACATACCGACAAAACTTACTCGGTTAGAAAATTAGAACGCATTCGTCTTAATACACTTTACGATTTAGGAAAAGAAAGCTATGATCACCCCGAAAACCCCCATTACTCGCTTAGATCACATACTCATAGAGTCCCTCTATTCGGCCCTGCTAAAAGACAAAAAATTGAACACAGGCCAATATCGGTTATTGCTCCGGGCAACTTTATGTTCCATACTGAACGAAACAATGGAGTTCTACAACCACGGGAAGGTTCCCGCTTGGCCAGTATTAGACCTACTAGACACGCTGAAACACGTGCTCCCCGGGCAATCTATCTCCGCCCTCAAAACCCTGATAGACCTGAAGTCCATAGACCTCGAGCAGATAAGAAAGTTAATAACCTCTATAGACGTGCTCTTAGATTTACTGACCGCACTTATGGTAGATACTCAGAAATTGCAGAATTTGCGGCAGCGTTTAGTCAAAATCGAGATCTCCCTGAGATCCTTACTGCTCTCGCCATCAACGAAGCAATAGATTACGCTTACGGTAGACGTGCACGTTTCCTTCGTGATAGAATATACTCTCAGTCTTGGTATAAATTACCAATTGGTTTAGATGCTATACAAACTATCTTAGGGGCAGCTTATGCATCCGGCAGTAATCGGCGCGATTAAAACCGTTGGCTCTGCAGCACTCGCCGGTGTTGCTCAAGGCGTTACCAGTCGTATATCTGGTAACGTCGCTAAAGGCCGTGGATCACCACTAGCTCAAAATGTAGCTGCACGTGCTTATGATACGTCCATGGCACAAAACATTGCACCACAAGCCACATCAGCCGCTATAAACGTGGCTAATATTAATGCTGCAACTGCTGTCAAGGTCGAGGATCTTCGTACCCAACGTGCAGTTGAACTACAACAACTACAAATGAAACATGATTTGATGATGGAATCACTTGACAAGAAGCGTTCAGGTGTGTCAAAATCTGTCGGTGATATACTATTTGGTAATGATGCTAAGGAGCACATGATCGAGTACGAAAATCTCACTAAACCGCCGGTCTCAAAACCGACACTCTATGATCGCATGGAGCGATCAGCTAATAAAAAGAAACGTTATTTAAAACGTCAAGGATACTAACATGGCTTTCTATCGTCGTCGTTCGACGTATGGTCGGCGCGCTCCTACTAGGCGCACTTACGGCCGTCGCGCCCCCTTTCGGCGCACTTATGGTGCTCGCTCTCGTTATGGTCGCCGATCTTCCTATGGTCGTCGTCGTAATTTCGGCGGATACCGTCAACGTTCCCGTTACATAAGTTCCGGGCGCTTTCACTTTGCTGGTACACGATTATGAGAAAACGTTTTAAGCGTTATAGCTACAAAAACTCACACAAAACTATTACCGAGTCTAGTCTATTCTCGCTAACGCCTTTCACTACCATGCATGTAAACCCCGGTGAAACAATCCGGGGTCATGTAGGCCAATTTATACGATTCTTACCGCTTAAGGCTCCACTGCTAAACCGGTTCTTCTTACACCATTGGTGGTTTTATGTTCCATATCGCCTTCTTGATAGAGCAAATAAAGACAAAGGCTGGACAGACACTGCTTGGATGGATTACTCACGTGATCAAATGCTGGGAAGAGCTACTGCTGATAAATCACTACCTACCTGTAAAGGTCTCCCATTCCTATTTCAAGCTAAAGATGAAGATGTTAGCGCTTATCCGCTCCGCGCGTATAACCTTATATTTAATACATTCTTCAATGATGATCAGATTCAGGAACCCGTTGATCTTGACGAGAATTGGTCAAAGTCTGATACTTTTTATAACTTCGGACGTGGTTTTGTCTCATTTTTTAAACAATATGAGACCACTATGCTAGTCGACTCGTTGTCCGACAAACAATTTACAGCAAAATACGACTCATCTGGTACTATAGAACTTACTACTACAAAAGCTGTAACTACTAAAACACTTGTTGATTCAACAACTAATGCTGGTGTAGCACATATACGTGATTTACAATTAGATACTGATAACATCGCACTTACTGAGGATTTAATTCACTCAGCTAATGAAAAAACTGTTACTATACCTTCACGAGAAGCTGCTGTAGATCTTGACGATCTAAAAGGCTCTTTTACAATACCGGTAGGTACTAAAACAACCTATACCTCTGCAGAAGATGGTATATTACATATAAACGAAGCAGACTTCCGCGATTCCTTTAAGGCTAATCGCATTCAAATGGAAGCAGAAATTTACGGCGAAAAAGATTACCGTGACGCGCTCCAAAGTATTGGAGGTCGCATCTCACGACAAAAAGTAGATCAACCCGAATTACTCATGCACTCACACCGTTTGCTACCCATGAATGACACTATGTCACAGGAAGCTGATACCTTGGGTGAAGTTGGTGGTTATATGCTCGGTACAAAACGCGATCGCTTTCCTTCACGACAATTCAAAGAACACGGTCTTGTCATTGGATTAATGGCTATTCGCCCCGAAATGTATTTCAATGGTGTTGCTGAATCACGCGAATCCACACTCGATATGCATTGGAACCCTGTTCCTTTCTGGTTCGGTACTACTCCATGCACAACTTATAACCCGTCTTTCAGACAGGCAAAATATGACGGTGTAACAAAAGCGCTTACTTCAACAACTGCTCATGTAGATAAAGTATTTGGTTTCGCACTAGATCAAGGCCGCAAACAGCAAGATAAATTCAACACAGATGTAATGACTAAAGGTAGGATAAATGACAGCACAACTAAGAAATACGAAAAATACGGGCCTTGGAGAGACTTCTTCCTTATGGTCGAAAATATCAATGATCGCTTCGACTTACGGGCACCATACAATTTGGTTAACGATCTTAACGCTTTATTTGTACAAAGCCCATTGGCCTCAACTGGTAGCCAAGCTCCACACCCTTGGGTTAAAGCTGGATCTCACTGCCTTATTAAATCTGATCTTAAATTGACGAAACTTTCGCCCATCCAGCCCATAACAAAATCAATAATATCCTCTAAGATAGGCTGATATTAGGCGGGCCCTGCGCAGCAGACGGTAGGGCTTTTTTTAGAACACAAAATAACCCGGGTCTTCTATCCCGAACCGTGACGAAGTCACATACTTGATATAATATAGGGATAACTGTAACATATGGTTACTCAGGACAACCATAAACAACGTACTGCTACCGTTGCTTGGAACTCTGAAATAGCCTACTCACGGCGTCAATGGAACAACTGGATTTACCGAATCTCCACTGAGATTAAACTGGCACAACGAACTTGGTTCGTTACTTTAACTTTCCGCAATTCAGACATGCGGGGCTTAGAACAACTAGCATTAGAAAAATACTTAGGTTTATGCGAACAACTTAAACTATCAACACAACCCACTCCTGTTAATATTAAACAGGCTAAATTATTACTTGC